AAGAATTTCAATATCAACTGTATACTGTCGTCCTGTTAAAGCATTATCCAATTGATTTATTAATTTTTCCTCTAACTGAAAATCAACATTGTTAACAGCTTCTTGTATTTTTAACTGTGCGGTAGTTAACGCTTCTGGTGTTATCCCTAACTTATTAAGTATGTTTACTTCCCCACCAGTTGTTGGAAAGAAATTTAACTCATTGATTCGGGCTTGAGCCTCATCAATCGCTGCGAGGATTGGCCCTTTATCAAATTCAGGCGCTTTGGCAAATTCTTTTCGTAACTCACCAATACGTTTTTCAATGGTTTCACGTTCTTTGGCTACAGTTAAAATCTTATCTTCAAGTTCTAAAACTTGTTCTTTTTCAGTCTTTAGGTTCTCTTGTAAGCTTTTTTCTAAGTCAATTCGTTGTTGTAAAAGATTTTTAAGTTGGGCACTAGCTTTAAGGTCATCGCCAGCGAACGCCGTTTTTTCCGCAGCGGCAACTCTTTGTTCAGCTAAGGTTATCGCTTGATCAGCACGTTTGAGAGCTTCGTTTCGCTTGGTTTCATCTAAATCGTTACGAAGTAACTCACTTTTAGCTTTCGCTAATTCCTGTGCGGCTTGCCTCCCTAAAATTTCCTGTTGCTGGAAAGCGTCTTTCCCAGCAAGGGCGTCACCTAATTTAACGTCTTTTAATTTTTGTTCAAAATCTCGTACACGTTGCTCAGATTGCTTTATTGCACCATCAACACCACTAGTAAAATCTTTTATAGGCGATATGGCGTTTTGAAAACCTTTTTCTAACGTGGCAACAGTATTTGAAAATTTTACGTTGAGTAAATCCCACGCGACTTCAACTTTTGTTAATCCTTCTCGCCATTTTTCTGCAATCTTTTCAACAGCAACGTCATTATCAGTGACCATGCCATTTGTGTGTTTGGAAAATACGTCTCTAGTCTGTGTTGTAGACGCTTGCCTGCTCTTTTCACTTTTATCCCATTTATCAGCAATTTGTTGTACAAACGCATCGTGTTCAGCTTGTAATTTTGTTATAGCCGCCGAATCAGCTCTTAAAAACGCGCCAGGAGCTGCTGCCAATTGTTTAAAACCAGTGATTATAGCATCAATGCCAACGGACATAGCATCTATGACCTCACCTACTCCAACTATGATATCGTTAAATGCTTTGAGAACCGCTGTAAGTATCGGCCCAGCTACAATGCCAAACCGTGTAAATTGATTCTCTAACTTAATCATTTCTTTGGTGAATCTTTGCGCGGGCGCTTCATCAAATTCTTTGAGTTTTTCATTAAAACCGGCTTGAGCCTTTTCAAGTTCCTGTAACACATTGACTTGAATAGCTCCTTCTTTATTGAAAATTCCTGCCGCACCTGCCATGGCCCGAACTCGTTTGAACAAGGCATTCATTAACGCCGCATTGTTTCCGGTTTCCTTTGCAATTTCCGCAAGAACACCGGTCAAACCACCAAACTTTTCAATAGCTTCGGGACCATCTTTAACATTCCATTTTTCAAATAATGCCAACATTGCGTCGGTCGGATTTAACAGCGCTGTGATTACACCTTGCAATTGCGTTGTAGCAACTCTAACATCAATACTGCTGTTTGTCATGGTGGCAATCGACGCACCAACTTCAGCAAAGGATATTCCAGCTAAGTTCGCGATACCGGTAACTTTACCTAATTGTGTTGACAACTCACCAATCGAAAACTGTCCTAAGTCCACCAACGTGAACAATTGAGCGGCAACTTCTCTAGCTGATCCTGCTTCTTGCCCGAAGACATTAAAAACAGCTGTCATAGCTTTAACCGCTTCAGCGGTACTCGCTTGCGAAATTTTAGCTAAATTAGCTGCTTCGGCAGTAAAAAGAAACGCATCGCCAGCCGCAACCACTTGGTTTTGCAATGTTTCATAGACACCTTCAGCGATTTGATCAGCCGCAACACCTAATGCGTCTGACATAGCTAAAATTTCGTCAGTTATTTGTGCTTGGGTGCCTATTAGATTTTCATCAATAGTTGCAATCTCAGCAACAGCAAGTCCCAATTCTCGGGCGCGCCCAATCGCATCTGTAAAAGCACCAATTAAACTTGTCAATGCGCGGAATATAAGCTGCCCAGCAATGATCCGTTGGACATTTTGCCAACTTAATTGTATCTGTTGTCCAGCTTTTGCACCTTCTTGACCAGCTTGATTTAATTGCTTCCCTGTTTTCTGGGCGGCGGTTCCCACTTGTGTAACCGTTTGAGTTGTAGTTTTAGCTTGCGTGTTTAATTTTTGCAACGCTGCGGTAAACAATCCGCCTTGAAATTGTTTAGCACTGTTTGAAAACGCAACTAAGGAACCATTTACAGCATCTAACGCAGCCTTTAACTTTGTTAAAGCGTTAATTGCTCCTGTAGCATTAAAACCAAGTGTTTGTGAAATCGCTGCCATTTATATATTTTCAGGCTTTAAAAAATTATATGGGTTTGGTAACCGAACGTTTTTAGCAAATTCTTGCCAAGCTTTTGACCCTTTATCTTGAAATCGATAAGGGGTAAACCGAACATTATTTGTAAATGGCTGTGGAGGTGGTCCCTTTACCGCTTTATTAAATTCATTGTAAGCCAGATATCTTAAATCCGTTTCATAGAAAAAGGAGTAATTAAGTGTTACTTTGTCCTTCTTAAAACCACCTTTACTAACTGAACGTCCTAAAGATGTTCGGTCTTTTTTAGCTTTAATCGGACCAATGGGCACAGACGTGCCCAATGATCTAGCTAACTCTTGAAACGTTGCTCTTGATGCTCCACTCCACGTAGGTATAGGGATCGAAATTACAGTTGCATTTAGCCATATTTGACCCGAACGTTTTGTCTGTTCACTTAAATGTTGATCTATCTCAGCAAAACATCTTTGTAAATCAAAATTTAATTTTTTAAATTTAGCTGTAAATCTCATCGTCTACGTTTTCTAGGCTTTTTAAAAGACCTACTTTCTCCGGACGACCTACCACCTCCATTTTGTGCTTTGAATAATTCCATTTCATCGTGCTCCCTCACTTGGTTATATGCCAATATTTTCGCTTGTGTCCATACACTACATTCATCCCAGTCATCTTTTACATCGGGTGGTCGAACGCTTAACCGTTCACAGGCTCGCCAGATGGCATATTCTGTTGTTCGTCCTGTGGGCCATAAGATTTTTCTTGCTCCTGCGCTCGACCAAGTAGAAAAACCTCGCGCGCCTTTTCAAGTTTTCCTTCATCAAGAGCGTTCGCTGCCATCACGGTCATAACGATTCGGTTAACCTCAAACACTGAGAAACCAGCCACCTTAAGTTCGTTTTGCCACTCTAACCACGTCGAAGGTTGTTCCATTTTTACTAGGGACCATTCAATCTCGCTGGGAGCTAAGGACCGAAGTACAATGTAAGCTGTATGAAGCTCATTATAATGTTCCTTTTGCTTCTTGTAATTTGGATCATCATAATCCAGCTTGTAACCGTCTTTCTTCGTGCGAATTCCACGAGGTTTTGGTTCCGGACACAGTTTATTAAATTCATCCATATCAGGCACCGCTTTTGCCCGAATAACAATGTCTTCACCGTTCATTCGCGGTAAAACAAGAATTTCCTCGCAAGGGCCGTTAACTTCCACTCCACCAATTTTCATAAATTTCTCCAAAAGAAAGGGGCACCTCCACCCATATGGGTGGAGGTGTGAAAACCACTTAACACTCGGCGTCAGTAGATCGTGTCACTACGGCCGAGCTAATATTGCAACGCCCAGTAACTGCGATTGTCGCCTCACCAATATCATAGTCCAACGTTTCCCAACGGAAAAATTGAAGCAGAACGTCTTCATCTTGATCGGTTCCGCACGGAACACAATGTTTCGCAAGAATATCAATACAGTATGGTTCACATTGATCCGTGCTAGAAGAAACCCACTCGCTAGCATTCCCTGTTTGCTTTAGGGCATCAATCGGAGTAATATCCGTACCTGACGAAGACTTAATAAACTCATAAGCAAACTCTAAGTTCACTTCGACAGGTATTTCATCGCCCTCCTTAACGGTGTCAAGATCACCACGATCAAGAACATATTCATATTCCTTTG